GGTACAGATCGACTGTGCCAGTTGCGACTGCGACGCCCACGTTGACGAACAGCGTTTGAGCCGTCTGTGCGGCTGCCACGGCGGTCGCCGCCCGGACGTAGACAAAGGCATTGGTGGTCTGGCCGGTGAGCGCTGCGACCGTCAGAACTGCAGTGCCGCCCGCTGCGGCCGCGGTGTAGAGCCCCACGGTTGCGGTGGCCATGGTCACGTTGGCATTTGCCGTGATCACCACAGTCGGCACCCACGTGAGTGAGTTGATGATCTGCATCTGGATCGGATCGCCGACCGTCGCAACCGACAGTCCCTTGACCACGCCGAGCAGGCGCAATGCCTGTGCCCCGACCGGAACGGGCAGATTGCTTGTGCTGACGGGCGTCAGCGTCGATAGGGTGTTGCCGGTCTGCGTGACCGACGGCCCTGGATTTACTGAAGGCATGTTGTTGCTCCTTAGCCTTGGACTCGTACGCCGAGCTGGTTGTAAACACGGTCGAATCCATAGAGGACATCGCACCGCGTCGGCTCGGCATCGTTGTTGATGGTGTATTGGCGCACGAGCCGAATGCTCAGCCCGGTGTCCTTGTCGCTTGCACGCGCAGCCATCTCGACGCCACCTGGCAGCGGCAAGTCTGCGACCGCCAGCGCAATGCACGACTTGTGCAGGATGAGACCTTGCGGAGAGACCTTGGATGCGTTGCCAGTGCCGCCGTTGACAGTGAGTGCAGCCGTGGCAGTGAACGCAGCGGTCGTGACAGCGTTTTGGAACTGGCCGCCGGTGATCACTGCCTCAGCGATGCGAATCGACAGTGCGCCAGCACCGCCGCCTGAGGTGTAGATACCGGTGGAGGCGTCGAAAGTGCCGCTGGTCAGCGTGGCAGCAGCGAAGCGCAAACCCGGCGTTGCAGGCCCGTTTGGCTGGTTCTCGTAGCCAGCCGGCGGGATCACGACGAACTGTTTCTGCGCCGTGCCGTACTGCGTGCGGCTCTGTGGGTTGGCGGGGAACACGCCAGCGAGCTGGATGATATCGCCGACCTTGACCACGCCGGTACTGGCCGTCCAGCCGTTCGTTTGGATGAATCCATCCTGGACCCAGCCGGTCGTGAGAAAAGCACCACCGGTATTCGCCGTCAGCAGTGGGGTGCCACCCTGTGCGCCGGTGGTGAAACTGACGATGTTCTGGTCCCTCCACCATTCCAGCCCCGCCGTCTTCGTGGCCACGAAGCCGCGACGAAAGTTCTCGCTGATGTTGGCCTGCGGGTTGTAGAGGCCCTTGATGCCGTCTGCGGCGAATGCCGAAGTCAAAGGATCCAGCACGCAGTTGCGCGGCCCGCCGGGACACGCCTCAGCGTCCAGGATGGCATTGCCAATGGCGTAAGTTAGGAACGATGCCGCGGGCACACCCGGCGTTCCAACAGCGTTGGGAATGTTTTGATAGGCGAAGTTGGCGCCATCCGAATCGATGCGGTTGGCCACAGCCTCGACTGCCGGCGTGATGAATCGCTCGCGAAAGTTGTCGATGCTGAGCAGCATGTCCTGCGTCGTGAACTGCATGTCCACGTGAAACTGATTGCGCAGGGTGACGGGAATGAACGTCTCGTTGCTGTCCTCGACGTTGAGCGCCGGGCCGAACGTACCGCGGTAGCGAGGAGGCCGGCGGACGTTGACGGTTGCACCGATTTTGGCGCCTGAGACTGCAAAGCGATCGTCGTATTCTCGGGTGAAACACCCGGACATGACGCACATGTTGTCCAGCACATCCAACGAATCGTTGGTGATGTAGCTGATAGTCAGGAGATTGTTCGGCAAGGTGATGGCTCCAGTAAATGGCCACCACCTCTCGACTCACCTCGCGCGCGATTTCCTTTCGGACCGCTTCATCGCGAGATACTCCTGAGTGGTCATCTCACCGGGATCCTTGCGGACCACTTCGGCCGAGCCCACAGAGGTGTCGATTGGCGCTGGCGCCTGTGACACTTTCTTCACTGGAGCGGCAGCCTGTGGTTTTGGTGCGGGATCTTTGGATGCCTGCGCGCCAGCCTCAAGCTTCGCTTCCAGTCGCCCGAGAAAGCCAATGGCCTTCGCTGCGGGCAGCGAGCGAAATGTCGCGTATTCATCGGCGTGATTGGCCAGGTGATAGAGCAGCTGCGGACCTACTTCGGACTCTTCGATGTAGTCGATGACGGTCTTTGCGATCTTGCCATCGGCGCCGTTGAAGGCTGTGGTGACGACAGATTCAAAGTCCGGGTTCGACTCCATCACTGCAGCGAGGCGTGTTTGCCATGTTTCAGACGCTTTGGTCTGGCGCGTGGCTTCTTCACTCTCAGCTTGCTTGTGAGCCCGTTGCTGGTCGCGCTGCTCCAACTTCCAATCAGTCAAAGCGTCGGTGTACTCGGCAACATTCGCGAAGTCTTCTGGCTTTGGCTTGTCGGCCGGCGCCCGGTTGGGTTCTTCGGTCTTGGCCGGCGTCGCTTTTGCAAGCTGCGCCTCCAATTCCTGAACCCTTTTTTCTGCGGTGAGCCGTCCGAGTCGTTGGAACTCGGCGAACTCAGTCGCCTCTTTCATTTCCCGGTGCTTTTTGCCAATCACCTTGCGGGCATGCTCGGGGAGATCCTCCTCGGACAATTCCTTAGGTGCTGGCCTCGCGGTAGGAGCCGCGCCATTTGCTTGTACCCCATCCTTGGGCGGATCGTCAACTTTTACTGAAGGATCGAGTGGTGGTGTGCCCGCCCTTTTGAGGGCAATCACCTCCCGGCGCATGGGCGGCAGGGCCTCGGTGGGCTCGGCTTTGCCGGTCTGGGCGAGCTGCTGCAGGCCATGAGAGGTGACTACTACTGCTGCCATCACTCGACCCCTTTCTTGATCAGCTTGTCGGCCATTTTCTCTTCGCTCGCCGACTCCAGTTGCGAGTTCAGCAGCTGCGCAGCAGCGCCAATCTCGGCGACGTCGCGTGCCGTCTCGGACTTGGTAGCGATGTCGATGCGCTTGGTCTTGTCCTCGCGCACTGACTTCTCATGCGCGCTCTCGATCTGCGCGGCAGCAATGGTGCCCTTGTATTTGATCTCCAGCGCCTGCTGCTGCGTGACCTGCGTGAGCTGCTGCACCTGCTGTTGGAGCGCCATCACGAGCGAGCGGGCCTGTGGTGGCATGCCATCCATGACTTTCTTCATGCCCTCCGGCGTGTCGGGCAGCATGCGGTCCGCAAGCTCCTGGCTGCCTGCGAATGGCATGTTGCGGATCACGAGATCCGCGCCGCGCTCGGCAATCTTGGGGGCGAGCGGCGTGTCCAGCAGGCCCAACATGCCCTCGGCGCCCTCCTCCTGAGCTGTGCGGTAGTCTGGGCCGGCATCCATCACGATATCGTAGGTGCCGTCTTTCAGATTCTTGGCAATCTGATAGATCCCGCCCTGCTCGGCAGCCTCATCCTGGCCCGAGCCATTGATGCGCACCATGCTCGCGGTCCCATCCTCGCCCACGATGCGCTGCATGCGGTCGGTGTCGTAGTAGGAAGGGATGAGATCCAGCAGGATGATGCCGGTCCAGATCACGGCCATCGCCTGGTTGTCGCTGTACTGAAAGTGCATCAGGTCCCGCTCACGCTGGCGACGCTGCAGGTATTTGTTGCCACTCACCACGCGGCCTTGCTCGATGGGGTTTTCCATCGGCATGCCGGCCATGGCAACGAGATTCATCAACGCCATCTGCGCGGCGTTGCGCTGGCCCTCAGGCACTGGTGTTGGCGGCTGGCGCATCGGTGGCGGAGCAGGCACGCCATCGACCACGACGGGCGTATAGACGAGTTTGCTGTAGGCCCTGCGGTTGGCATCATCCCACTCGGGATGATTGTCCGTCTGCCCCTCGGCGACCACCCACGGAGCTTTGGGCGCGAGTGCAACCAGCTCGGCAGCGGCGCTCTCCCAGTAATTAAACATGCGCGCCGGGTCCATCATGTTTTTGACCATGCCCCAGCGCAGGATGCGGCCCTGAATGTTCACCTGGTTGCCCAGGCAACGCACCACGGGGATGTATTTGCCCGGCAGGTCGCGCTTTTCGAGCACCTGGGTGCCGCCGAGCTTGTATACCTGCACCTGAGCGCGCGTGGTCGGCCGCGTTTTCTGGTTGCCGCGGGCATCGACGAATGGCACCCAGCCAGTTGCCGCTTGCACTTCATCGCTCGGCAGTTCGGACTTCAGTGCCGTGCGCCCGTCGACCATCATCACGAGCGTGTCGGCGACTTCGTGGATGCGAAAATACCGGCAGATGCGCACTTGATCGCGCGTCTCCCACTCGTAATTCTCATCACCGATCGCTGCACGATTCCAGGCCGCATTCGGCGCCTTGGGATGCTCGCGCTGATACTGCGCGCGCGACATCTTGCCCGTGATCAGAAACCACTGCCGCGCCTCACCACACGGCGTGCACGCGCTCGGGTCGTCGTAGCACGTGAAGGAGTTGTCGATCATCTTGATCCACAGATCCTGATCGAAGCTCTTCGGGTCGCAGTACTTTCCAACGATCTCCCAGTATCCCCAGCCGATGTCTTGGGCGCTGCGTACGCCCTCGTCATAGGCTGCCTCGGCGTTGCTGAGATTCTGGATGTGCCGCATCAGGGACTGGATCACGCCAGCCTTTTCGACGCTCGCAGCGCCTCCCATGGGCTGCACCTTGATGCGCGGGCGCTGCTGCTTGAGCTGGTTTTGCACCCGCAGGCAATTGGCGTCCGTGTGATTGATGGTCAGGCAGGGCCTCGCCTCCACCATGCGCTGCTTGCGAACGCCACTGTCCCACTGGTCCTCGTACCGGAATCGCAGCGCATCCAGGCCCGATTGCCGGTTGCTGCTCTCGTACTCCTCAGCGATCGCGAATCGTTCCTTGGCCTCGAGGAAAATTTCATCCAGCGTGATGGCTGGCTTGGCCTCGCGGTTGGGGTAGCCGCTGGCCACTTACAGCATGCTCCGCAGCCGCGTATACGCCTCGCCGGCCAATGCGCTCTGCTGTTTGGTCAGGTCCGCTACACGACTCTCGCTGTCCATCTGGCCGATGCGGATGGTGGATGCCTGCAGCAGCAGTGCACAGCAGTCCTGGACGATGGCGCGCAGGGCCTGTAGCTCGGCCTTGAGCGTGGCGAGTTGGTCGATTTCAGGAGGCTTGGGCGGCTTTGGCTTGTTCTTGCTGCCAGCCTTGCGGCCACGGTGCTTGCCCTTGCGGTATGCGGGCGGCATCTGACCAATCACCATCCGCCCAACGTTTCCTTTAGGAATTCCGTCGGGGTTGAAAGGCTGGCCGTCTTTTTCATCCATCCATGGATTAGATCACTTTTTCTAAACGTTTACAAAATCTAAATGGTCATCCCATCCACCCCTGCCCGCCGTGGGCGTTAACTGATCGATTTTGGCGCACTACCTTGCTCATCGTGCGTGCGTGCCGTCGCATCATCATCGCGTAGCGTGCGGCGCTCATGATGTCGTCGCCCTTTTTCACGATCAGCCCGTCCTTGCGATAGTAGAGGTTGTGCTCCTCGAAGTACTGCGAAAGGTGGGCAAATACCTTCCAGCGGCCTGTCTGCATGCGATCCAGCATCTCGGCAACGCCGGCCTCTACGCCATGAGTGCCGTCCTCGAATGTAGCGCGCGTGCCGAGCATATCCAGCCCCTGCGCCTTGTACTGCTTGGCTAGCTGCTCACCCGATCCCTTATCGTGCTGCAGGCCGTCGTGTGGCCATGCCCAGGGCAGCGGTCCCCAGGGCTTGACGCTGGCCGCGAACATCGCGGGCGTCTGCTCGCGCTGCTTGTGCGCGCTGATGACATAGATCACGTCGGCATCGCGGTCCCATGCCAGTTGCACAGCCGCACTTGGATGATCCCAGCCGAAGTCGAGGCCACCAATTCGCACCCAGTGCTTGGGGATCTCAAACGCGCTGCAGGTGATCTCATCTTGGTCGATCGGAAACACTCGGCCGCTCCCCATGATCGGAATGCCGCGGGCTCGCGCATCGCGCTCGTGCGGCGCATACCCTGCAATGATCTCAGTACGCTGCTCAGCGGTGTAGTGCAGTGCGTCTTCAATCGTCATCATGGTCAAATGGCAGCCTGGTGGCTTATCGAGCATGAATCGATTCACCACGCTGGTGCGGCCCTTGAGCGGCGTGAACGTAGTCACCACCAGGCCCATGTGCACGTTGGTGCGCGTCCAGCCCTCGTTATACACATCCTCGTCGTGCTCCTCGTCCATCCAGACACCGTGGAGCGTCGGGCCCTGCCACTTTTCGCGGCCCTGATCGTTGGATTTGTAGTTGAGCTGGGAGACCCCGGTCTGCACATCGCCGCCGCCGCCCCATCGAATCAACTGCGTGTCCAGCGCATCAGGAAGCCCGCGGCGAGGCGATGAGTCCTCGATGCTGTCCTTGGGCAGCATGCCGGTGCCCGGGGCTCCCAGCGGGCCGTACAGGATGCGCTGAGGGTTATCGCGCGTGCTCTCGCCGGTGACGCCACTCGCCCAAAAGTGCACCGGAGTTTCGAACACTCGACCAGTCCACCACGCTGGGTAACGCCCGGTAAGGTGGATGGCCCACTCGGCGCCAGCCGCAATTGTTTTGCCGAGCTGGTTGCCCGCCATCAGCATGCGCTCACGATTGATCCGCCCGGCAGCGTGGAACTCCAGCTGCTTTGGGTAGGCGTGGTAATCAGTGAGCTTTCGATGGCTCTTTCGCAGCGCCTGCTCCGACAGCAACACCTTCAGCAGGGATTGCGGATCGCAGGAGAGCGATTGCAGCAACGATGTCGGCATCGGGTATCTCTTCCAGAGGGCGCTTTATTTCAAGCTCCTTGGGCATCAGGGCGATAATGGCGCGCACGTAGGCCACCGGATCTTCGGTCCGGCACGCAACGATTGCGCTCTTGCCGCTGGCCTCGTAATCGTCGGCGAGGTCGTTCAGGAACTTGGCCTGCAGCCTGTTTCGAGCACCGGCTGGCTTGCCGCCGGGGTTGCCTGACTCACCGGGTTTGAACGGTTTCAGGTTTTGCGGATTACCGCCTTTATTAGACATCTGCTGAATCTGAGTGAACGAAGCACACATCGCGCTCGCTGCAGATCACGTGCTCGACTCCCTCGATGATCTCTGTTGGAAACTTGTAGCCATCGATCTCAAGTCCACCAATCTCGACAACATCACCGGGTCTCACCTCGGTCGGTATCACTTGGCCTGACTCGCCCATCATCACACGCTCGCCTCTGCCGTTCTTCCAATACTGTAGCACGCGCCTGCCTGGGCCGATGGCGACAACCTCGCCACGCAGGGTACGACGCTGATTGCCGGCGACCTCGATGATGGCACTCGGTCGCCACGGGAGCGGCTTCAAGATGATTTGGTCTCGCAGTGGTCGTAGTTTCATGGTCAGCCGCACTGTATGTAGACGATGCCGTCGTACCCGCCGATGATCTGGCAGCACCCGGATTGGCCGTGACTGTTGGCGCAGCCGTCGACGATTGGTCCAACGGCTGCGATCTTGCCATCACTGAGCCGTCGCATGATGCGCTGTGCTTTGCCGGTCTGCGCTGCGCGAGAGGCAGCAACAACCTCCGCGATGTCGATCGCTTCGGGATCGTAATCGCCAGCGCCGTGCGCTACCGGCACGCACACCGGCGGGTCGTAGCCATCGCGGTAGCATTTGTAGATTGTTTCGGTCGCCGCTGGCGGAGCAGCGAATGCAGCGATCGAGATCAGGGCGAGACAGGTTGCGAGCAGATAGTTGCGTTTCATTGAATCTCTCCTAGGGCTTTCAAGGCTTCTTCGGGTGTCGTGACGTACGGCGTGTTGGTGCGAGCACAGAACTCCGCCTGAGCGACCTGACGCGGGTCCAGGCGAGGCGCGCCGTTGCTCTTGCTCATCGGGTTCTTTGACTCGATCAGTTTCCACGTCCCGTTTTTGAAACAGAACAGGTCGCACGGAGGATCGCGGAACACTTCCCATCCCGCTTTCTGCGCCGCCTCGATGATGGCCGCCTGGCTCTTGTCGACCCTGTGGCGGGAGTATTGGGGGCGTCTCACAGCACCACCGCCTGCCCCTCGATGTGGTCCACACAGGCCGCCATAGCCATCGGCAGGCTGCTGTAGACGCCCAGCGGGACAGGCACGCCATCGTCCGGGGTGTACAGGGCCTGCGTTTGCAGGCCGTCCAGGGAACCGACGCGGCGGCACTCGTACTGGCCGCAGAATCGGCGCCACCAGAGAACTTCATCGCTGGCGTGGTTCTTCACTTCGCGCCAGTTCGCCGGCAGCTTCGCGCTCATCGCTGCCACTTCCGCTTGGCGTACTTGCGTGCCGGCTTCTGCGGCTTGGTCCGATCGACCACCGGTCCCAGCTTGCCGGCGGCGTAGTCGGCGGCCATGCGGGCGAGGCCGGTGAGGGCTGGCGGCTTTGCCTTCTCTTCGATTGCGGTCATGGTCGCTGCCTCGATCGTTCCAGCTTGCGAGCAATTCGATCTTGTCGAACGTGCTCCATCCATTCTTCGTGGTAGAGGTCTGCCATGTCATCCTCCAGTGCATGCATCGAATCGAAGCCGTGCTTGCGCGCGATCCATTCATCCATCTCGATGACGTTGCTCATGCTCTTTCTCCGTTTGCTCTCGCTTCCCTTGCTTTGCTCTTGCTTGGCTCCCTAGCTGCTCGCACTCCCCATGGCCTACGGCCATATGGGAGAGTGCGAGCAAGGAAGTTTGTGCAGTTTGTGCAGTTTTCGGGGTAACCAGAGCAGGTTATCCACAGGAAGCGCGAGCACTTCATAGGCCCACCAAACCGCGTTTCACGGTCCTGTTTTCATACTTTCCGATGACGCCCTCACCCACATTGCCGGCCATTCGGAGGCGCATCAGCGCATCGGCCAACTCTTTCTTCGAGTAGTCCGAGGCGAGCTTCGCTTCCATCATCTTCTTCGGCAGGTAGTCCGGTGAGGTGCGGCCATCCGTGGTGCGCATGCCCGTCTCTTTGAAGCGCTCAAGGGCGAACAGAATGCAGCGGTCTGCGTCCTCGCTGCGGTTCGCCGATCCATAACGATCCTTGAAGTGACCGTCGTGCTCCTGGACTGGCCCGAACACCCCGTCCTTGTACTGCAACTTGCACCAGTCCTTGACTGTGTAGTTGGTCTTGCGCTTGCACAGGTAACGAACGTTAGGGTCTTCTGGCTCGTCGGTTTCTTCCTGCTCGGGCAATGTCGCTCCCATCAACCAGCGCATGCGTACAGCGTTCTCCCACGCCGTGGAGCCCGAGAATTCGCTGTCGCTAGCCTTCGCTGGGTGTCCCATCATCACGATGCTGGTGGAGCCATCGCCGATGCCTGATAGGCCGTTGCAGAACGTTGTGACGTGATGCCGGTCGTTCTCCTTGCCACCGAAGGTCTGCCCGATGTTGTCCAGGAACAGTACGCCGGCCTTGTAGTCGCTCAGCTGAGCGCGCAGCTCATCGCGCAGAGGTGTCCATGCCGGGGCGCCGTAGCTAGTCGAAAACAGCGTGTTATCCAGGCCAATGCGCGGCTCAATGATGAGCTTGCCGGCAAGGTCGGACATCTCGACCTCGAAGTACTTGTTGATGGCCACCTGCCGGCGCCACAACTCGTCGTGATCATCCTCGCAAGCCCAGAACAGCACCGTCTCGGGCGCGTGAACGTCATCCAGGAAGCGCTTGCCGAGCGCCAGCGCAGTAGCGATGGTCTGAGCGATAAGGGTCTTGCCGATGCCGCCGCGGCCGGCCAGCAGGGTCGGACCGCTGGTCAGCCAGTGACTTATGCGCCAGGGGCGCACCGGTGGGATTCGCGTCGCCAGAGACGTCCAGTCCATGGGCGTGCGCACTGGCTTCGGCGGTTCCGGGGCGGCGGCTGGCTCAACCAGCCAGGTCGAAACATCGCGTCCCTCTTTGATGGCATCGGCCATGTCCCAGCCATCGGGCAGGGTCGGCTCTTTCGTGTGGGGGTCGAAAATTCGCACCGAACTGCGCCGGCTTGGAAACTCCTTGCCGATCCAGTCCAGGCGCGTGCGAATCCATTCCATCGCCTTGCGGCCCGGCATGTCGCAATCCGGAATGAGGATGATTGAGCGGCCGGCAATTGGCTTCCAATCTGCGCTGCCAGTGCTCGATGCGCCACCAGGCCAAGTCGTAGCGATGTGGCCGGGGAACAGCTTCTGGGCTGCCACTGCGGCCTTCTCGCCCTCCACGACAATGACCGGCATCTCGGGGTGCGCGGTGATCATGTCGAGCTGATACAACGGCCGCGGGTCTGGGTGATGCCTCCAGGCCCAACCACCGGGCACGCGAATGACCGGGCGAATGTCTTTCTTCCCGCCCGGCTGCTCCCACCGGCACACGCGCATTACGACCATGCCGGCAGCATCTCGATAATCCCAGTGGCTGGAGCACGGGCCAAGCTCGAAATGCTCGGTCGGTATTTGCTCGGCCAGCGGTGTATTCATTCGTGCGCTCATTGCCCGGCCGGTTCGCGCAGCGAATCCAGGAAAAGAGCCATGCTGTCTTGAGCGGCGAGGAACTCGGCGGACTCGAAGCAAAGACACTCGAGGATCGCCATGCAATGGCTATCGATGTGTTTGCCAGCGGCCGGGCATAGGTGGTGAAAGGCTGCCACGCTCATTCCTCCCCCAACACCCGCACATGATCCAAGCTATCCGCCATCCGCAAGCCCCGATGCTCCTCCAGTCGTCTCACCTGCTCCGGCGTCCGCATCCCATGCAGCACCTGCACCCGCATGAATATCAGCCGCTGGGCCTCGGTATCCGTCGCCATGGACAATTGCGCACACGCATCGGTGATGGCGTTCTCCAGCTCATCGGCATTCACCCACACCTCGCGCAGCTGAGAGCTCATACGAGGTTGTTCCGCACAGCCCACACCCCGAGCTGCACCGCATTGTTGGAGCGCGTCAAAACCATCAGCTGCTTGCGGATACGCTCGACGTTGCTCTCTGTCATGTGAGCCCGAGCCGCGACGTGCTTGTTTTCAAAGCCGACGCACAGCAGCTTGAGCACATCCTCTTGGCGCTGCTTGAGGTGGACGCGGCTCACACCCGCACCTCGCAACGAAAAAAAGCGCGTAGCTCACAACCACGCGCTTGAGGGTGCCGCAAATGAGGAAGCGGCGAGCACAGGGGGATGGGATCGAGAGTCGCGCGAGCAATGTCCGCGAGCCAACCGACACAGCGCCAAGGCATGCCATGTGTAACGCATGCCCCCGCCCCGCTTGGTACTCGCCCGACCCTCGAATTCGGTTGTTGGACGTTAGTAGCGATCGCCTCTCGCACGAGAGAGCAGATCCCACAGCGCGGCCTCTTCTCTTGGCTGTGGCGGACAGTTCTCGAGCGCTTGCTGCAGCCATGCCCAGGCAATGGCCTTGTCGTTGTGGCGCTTGAGTTCGGCGGCGACGATGCTTTGGGCTGATTCGCGAGCGGGGCCGAGGCCAAGAACTTGGCTGCACTGATCGACGTAGGCGCCTTCAATTCCGGGCATGTGATTTCCTTTGTGGTTGATGAAAAATCAGCGCGTGTTTTCACCGCATGCGCGCGCCGCGGGAGGACGCAGTTACAACGATGCGAGCTGATGCACCACGGCTCGGAATAGATAGTCCTTTGCCTGCTGCTCCCGCGGCAGCTGATCGTACGGGACAAAGCAGGGGTGCTCTTTGAGGTCCGGATCCTTGACGGGGCCGTATTTCCAACCGGCTGCTTGTTTCTCGGCGAGCCAGCTGTTGTGCGAGTGATCGGGGCCGGCGTGTGGAGTGCGCAGGTGGAAAGCGACGCCACTGATGGCGCTGCTGCGCTGCCAGTCCGGTGCATCCTCCCATGCCGGCTGACTGTCATCCCCGAGCGCCGCGCAGTAGGCGCGATTGATTTCGTGGCAGACCTTGGCGATTTGCTCTTCTTGCATTGGGTTTCCTGTGTGGTTGATGGAACGACGAACTGTGGGGATGTGAGACGAGCACGGAACCGATTTTTGATCCGCTGTCGGCAGCAGCAGTACAGCCGAGGTCGGTTGCACACGAAGCAGTAAGGGCCAGTGCCAGGCGTAGCGCTCATGCCAGCCTCTGCACTTTCGCGAGCTGCGCGCGCAACTGAGCGATGTGGTGGTCACCCTCGCTCAGCGCCTGATCGGTGCCGTCCTTCTTGAGCTGCGCTTGGCGGCGCAGTGCGGATAACAACGCACTCAAGCACTGGATCTCGGTGGGCACGCGGGTGCGGGGCTTTCTCATACCGTCAACTCACGCTGGCCAGCGCAGTGAACACGCCCGCGTTGCACAGCAGCAATCGTGCTGTCAAGCGGGCCAAAGGCCGAGGGACAGCGCGTCCCGCTTTGCATAACGTGCGCGGCGCGATGGAATCCCTTAAGCCCCGAGACATGAGTACAGCCCGCATTGCGCCGCAGCGGTGCACGTCGGTAAAAACAGACGCGTATCGGCAGGACTACTACAGCGCAGGGGCGAAGCGCGGCGGATCGAAGGGGGGTTGGGATCATGGGGAGGCGGCGCAGAGTCATAGACTCAGGCGCGATGTTTGCGACGGTTACGTCGCTCGTAGATCGACGGGTCAAACTCCAGGGCGCCATTTGTGAGGTCATGGAGCCGGCGTGCGGAGAGCTCGGGAATCGAGTCTTTCCACAAGGCAACGGCAGCGGTGCTGATCCTCAATGCCCTGGCGAGTTTCGCCTGACTACCGAAATGCGTAACTGCGGTTTCTTTCAGCATGATGCGAAGCTAAGCATACCTAGCTTTAAAACACAACCATGCCTAGCTGATCAGTCGCTAAGCTTGCTTTGCATGAAAAATCAGCTATGGAAAAACTGCCGCAACTTCGCTGAGCGAATTCAGTGGGCTATAGATCAGGAGGGCGTCACCCAAGCGGATCTCGCAAAGCACCTGAAGATCAGCACGGCTGGCATGTCCGAATGGTTCACCGGCATTACCAAGAATCCGAAACTCCTAAACGCTCGCCGCGCGGCGCAGTTCTGTAAGGTAAGCAGCTGGTGGCTCGCCATCGGAGAGGGCAGCCCGTACGACGGTATCGATTCCGAGTATGACGGGATCAGTGGGCACGACCTGCTCATTGCCAAGGGCCTCAGCGAGGTGGATGACAGCGGCCTGCGTGGAACAGTTGAAGAGTTAATCGCGGCCCGAAAGGCAACCCAAGGCGAGAAGTCGCAGAAGAAGCGGAAAGCATGAATTCCATAAAAATTGGAATCAAAATTTTGTCTGAGGTGCTCAGGTGGGCCTGGGCAGTTCTATATTTTAAGTTCAGCGCAATCACCGTAATTTTTATGTGCTGGATGCCTATCGCCATGGTGTATGCAGTCGCTACCAGAGGCTGGATAACTTTGCCGGAAGCGTACGCTTCGGCTGCTGAGCTACCCATCTTCGCTCAAGTAGCCATCGGCGTTTCGATTGTGGTGATCGGAGTACCTGCGTTAATAGTTGCTGCAGTTGCAGCCCCGACGTTCATTGAGCGTTGCGTCCTGTCAGCGGTCACTGCAATCGCAGTGCATTTTGCCCCAATTTGCAGAGACTTGGGCGCGCCATTTCGCCAAGAGACCTGGAGATTTCTGGCCGGAAAATGATCGAACTCACGCACGTCGATCTGCCCGAACTCGCTGAAACCTTTGCCGATCGAATCGGTAATTCCACAGCTGACGGCCATCATGTACGAGTAGAACTTTTGGTGACTCGTCCCGATAGGCTTGAGCCGCCGCACCTGCCAACGGCCAAGACATATCGGGTGGCCCGAATGATACTGACCATGGATTGCGCGATGGCACTTCATCGTCAGTTGGCGCTGATGTTTGATGCGCTGGCGAAGCAAGGCGCTCTGAAGTCCGTGGACCACGGACCGAATACGAAGCAGTAGCTTTCTTGCGCACGGCGACCCCTACCTGAAAATTGCGATGAAAATTAAAGGCCCGGACTTCAAGAAGTACGAAGCCCTTGGCGCGCAACTGATCGCTTACGAGATTGCGATGACCGCCCTTTTAGACGTCTTGGCCAAAACTCAGCCGTCCACTGCTCGAGCAGTTGGCAAAGCGATTCGAGATAGCGCTCGGCAGGTCGATCAGAAGAAGTACGGGGCCGTGGTGAAGAAAGCGCTGCTTTACGCGGACATGATCGATACGACCCTGAAGCAGAACCCGCAGTAGCTTTCTTCCGCACAACAGCACCTCCGATAGACCGACCCGGCCCATTGTGCCGGGTTTTTTGTGATCTCATTGTAGGTATGCCTAACTATTTCTACTAAGCATGCTTGACATTGATTTACTAGGCATGCTTAACTCCCTCTCACCCCGCACCCCACTCCGGAGCAAAGAGAGATGACCACCACCACCGGCTTGCGAAAGACCGCCACAGCCCAGCTGCAGCGCCTATTGGCAACGATCGAGTCCAGCGTGGCTAGCACTCGCTGCGCCCTCTCCGAGCAGCAGATCTCAATGTGCCGGGCGATACGGGCCGAGCTGGCCACCCGCTAACCCCAACACCCACCACGGCGGGGACTGCCCACCCGCCGAAAGAGAACAACGATGAGCCGCCCATACGAAACCGAATACCGGCACGAGCGCAGGTCCGCCAGGCACCGTTGCCTGTGCTGCGCCCGGATTATCAATGCCGGCGAAAGCGTGCTGATGTGGAAAGCATCGGCGAAAGTCACGCGCGTCGTCCACTTGCACCCGTGTGCCCGAGGCATGGCCTCGCCTCCGCACACTTACCGTGATCTGGCTATCGCTCAGAGCGCAGCGGTGCGCTCATGAACGCCCGCCACTTCATGGACACCTTCAGCACGGCCCGAGCTCCGGCGCAAACATCCATGCAGAAAACCCTGGGCATGACGCCCACCGACTCGCTGCAGCGCTTGCTGGCCACGATCGAGGCATCGGTAGCCGCCAGCGGCACGCCGCTCTCTGAGGGCCAGCAGTACATGGCGGACGGCATCCGGGCCGAGCTGGCCACCCGCTAACCCCAACACCCACCAACGGCGGGGACTGCCCACCCGCCGACGAGAGACAACAAGATGAGTTCCTCACCCGACTTCGACCGCTGGCTGGCAAGCGACGGCGTAGGACCAAACCTCATCCGCGCATCTCTAATAACCTGCCCAACCGGCCAGCACGCGGTGCGTAAGGCTGAGTTCGCGCTGATCTTCGGCGCCGGCATAGACAAGGGCGCCGAGATCATGGGTAAGCAGATTCTCCAGGGCCTCGGCTGCGAGGCGTGCGAGTCATGAAAAAGCAAAGCTACCACCCCGCCCTGATCGCCATGGCCGCCCGCGCCCAGCGCTTGCACCTGATGGCATCGAGGCCGGTGCGGTTGGTGACGCGCGGGAATAGACAGTTCGTGTGCCGCGAAGTTGCCGGCGAGTTGCTGCCGATCGTCCGCAATGCTCGCAGCTGGTGGACGCAGTGAACAACATCGAACTGCGCGGCCTGGTCGACATCGCCGACCGCTGGAGCGTGAGAATCGGCGTGGCTGTTGTTGTCTTGATGTTTTGGATTTCGGGGGTGATGCGATGAGTGAAGTCCCGCCAACCGGCGCTTGGTTAGTGACCAATGTCCGTCGAGACATAGGGACGCCATTGCGAGTGGTGACTGAATACAGACAGTGCTCGGCCATATTAGCGAGTGATCTCTACTACAACGAGTTGAGCGTATGGAGCATAAAAGAGGACGGCACTTACTTGCGCTGTGAATTCATGGAAAGCCTGCCTACCCGGCCCAGTTCCGCGGCAATGAGGCACTGTGAGATTGTCGAGCGCTTGGTCTCTGGTCGAGAGATTGAGGAGATACAGGAATGAGCCGCGACTTCTTCGACAACGTGCAAGCCGTCGATCTCGCCTTCGAGCGTATTTTTGGCAGCCCCCGCGGCACGCGTAATCCTGAGCCACTGCTCAGTAGCGTAGAGGCCAGCGCAAGCCCCTCTCGGGATATCGTGGCTCAGTCAGCCCCGCAGGCTGAGCCGGTTTGCACCGACTGCAACGACACCGGCACTAGGCACCGCGTCGAGGACGGCGCGCCAATGCAGTGCTGGTGCGAGAATGGCGATTCGGTTGGGAGTTCTCTATGACCGCCCCAAACCTCGACGACGCTGAGTGTCTCTCGGTGCTGCTGCAGTCCGAGGGATTTCTCTCCGCCGCCGCCCTGCTTCGACAGATACCTCAGTTCAGGGCGCAAGTCAGCGAACAGATTGCGACCTTGCAGCAGCGAGTACTCGTGCAGTCCGAGCGCATCGAGGGGCTGGAGCGGCAAAACGCGGAGTTCCGAGATCAGCTTGAGTCTTTCCAAGAGGACGAACAGTGAATAACATCGACGTGGAAATCGATCCAATAATGGATGACCTGCGAAAGCGTCACGAAAGTATTTCGCGGCGTGCGGCTCGGTGGATCGAGCACAAAGACGCCATGCTGCCACTGGTGCGGGACATGATTCTTCTCGGCTGCGCTGTAGACATGGCCGATGAGGATCTAAACATCCGATTCAGCGGCGACAAGCAGAAATTTCTGTCAGTTGTACGCGCTCAGTTTCGTCACGGTCTGAGACCGGATCTCTCGTCGCTCAAGAAGGGCTCAACAGAAGGCACTTGGTTTCAGAACCGCGGCACACTGCGTATCTACACTGCATTTTCCTCAACAGTCTGCCGGCGCGTGCAGATCGGAACGCAGACTCAAGAAGTGCCGATTTATGAAACGGTCTGCGATTCGCCCGTACCTGATAGCAGTGAGTTGCCGGACTTCGGCGTTGATAGGGCAATTGATGCGCCGTGTACTACTTTTGTCGAGACTTTTGACGATATACCATTTTGAGGCCAATGCAGTGATCCGCAAAAACTTCAACGTCGAATCCATCGCCGACCCAAAGGTCCGCGAATCCGTGCGCGCTCTGCTGATGCGCTCGCAGGCCAATGCCAACGAGTCGGCGCGCTTTCGACGAGAGCAGCAAGGGCAGCTCTACAAGATCGAACGCCGCCACAACGTCATCGCGCACTCGACGCGCATGCATTGGCTGGCGGTGCGCGAGGCCATGTCGTGAAACACCGAACAGTAAAGTTGCACGTGAGCGCAGACCACGCGAAGGCTCTGCGCACCTACGTAACTCGTGCCATGCGCGCGCTGCCCAGGGACGTGGCCAACAACGACATGCATATCTGGCTTCAGCTGCTCGCCAGTGAGATCGAGCAGGCACACACCACGAATAACGTCGTCGCCCTGCCGGTGAGGCCTGAGTTGCCGCCGGTGGCGTGAGTGAGCTTTGTTCAAATAGGTGAAACAGCAATGAGCCTCGGCATTCAATCGCGAGTCCCGGCATCCGAGTACTACGGCAGCCACGGCATCAGCATCAGCATGCTGAAAGAGTTGCGCTACAGTCCTGCGCGCTACCTCTACAGGCTTACCCACCCGAAGAACTCTGAGCCGCTGAAGCTCGGCACGGCCGCGCACACTGCTGTCCTTGAGCCCGAGCGTTTCGAGCGCGATTACATCGTCTGGGGTGAGACTACAGCGAGTGGACGGATGCGACCGCGCAGTGGCAAGGACTGGGAGTCGTTCGCCACCAGTGCCGGGAGCCGAACTATCTTGACCGCTGCAGAGTACGCAAGCGCCATGGCCATGCAGAAATCGGTCCGTGGTTCGGCGCTGGCAATGAAATACCTGGATAGCGGCGAGCCTGAAGTAACGATGCGCTGGAAAGTCGGACTCGGTGAGATGGAATTGGATTGCCGCGGGCGCGTCGACTGGCTAACAACGATAGACGGCGAGCCCTGGGTGGTTGGCCTGAAGACGGCGCGCGACGGCCGTCCATTCATCTTCGGCAGCGCCAGCGCGAAGCTGGCGTACCACTTGCAATGGAGCTGGTACCACGACGGTTTCGAGTCGATAAAGGGCGTGACTCCGAAGATGGCAGAGATCGTTGTCGAGTCCAGCGCCCCGCACGACGTCTTTGTATACCTGATCCCCGACGACATCATTGATCAGGGCCGCGATGAGTATGAGCGATTACTTGAGCGCCTGAAGCAGTGCCAGGACTCTGGCCACTGGCCCGGCCCTCAAGAGACGGAAGAAGTGTTGACATTACCGTCATGGGCCTACGAGGCCAATGACGACCTGTCTGATCTTGGATTGGAGATGTAACGATGGAACAGCAAAAGAGAGCGTACGCGAAACCGGTAGACTTCGATCAGCTTTATCCGGGCCGATTCATCAAGGCCGGCGAACTGCTCGGAAAGAAAGTAACTGTCACTATCAGTGATGTTGAACTGGAAGACCTGATGGGAGAGGACGGGTCGAACAAGGTCAAGGCGATCGTATCCTTCAAGGAGAGCGAAAAGAAGCTGGTGAGCTGCAAGACGAACGGCATCTGCATCAAGGCCATGTTTGGACCAAAGATCCCAGAATGGATCGGCAAGCGGGTTACGATATTTCCAGACACTTGGAATGGTGAGCCGTGCATCCGCATCTGGGGATCGCCGGACATCGAAAAGCAATTCGACGTGGAAATTACCCTCCCACGTCGTCGCCCCTTCAAGAAGACCATGCACAAGGTCGAGCCGAACGGCAAGCCGCAGCAGGAACAGCCGGCATGACCCCCTCCCAGCTCTACCCACCCGGCGACTACCGCCGCGGTGGCGCGGGCCGGCGCAATCCGAACGTGCCAGCGATGGTCGCCGATCGCGCGGCCGGGATGAAATACGCCGACATCGGCAAGCGCTACGGCATCAGCAGGATAACAGCGATGCGGCATTGCCGGCGTGAGCTGGGATTGGAGACCGCATGACGCAACTTCAGCTAGACCAAATCCCACCCGCGCCGCCAGCGCCGCAGTTTCGGCCGAGCACCGAGCACTTGGCGGCGCTCATCGCCAATGAGTACGGCGTGAGCGTGGACACCGCGAAAGACTGGATCGTGCGGGCGTATTTCGACCTCGAGGTGCGCAATCGTCCGCCACGAGGCTCGGAGTATTGGCGCAAGGTGAACATCAAGCGAGGGCGCAGCCGTGGCTGAAACAAGCATTGAGTGGACTGCGACCACCGCCCAAGATGGAACGGTGCACGGCGGTTACAGCTTTAACGCATGGGTCGGATGCCAGAAGATCAGCGTCGGTCCGCAAGGTGCGTGCGAAAATTGCTACGCAGAGTCTTGGGCCAAGCGGACGGGTCAGGTGCATCTTTGGCAAGGCGAGCGGCGCCGCACTACTGCAGACTATTGGAAACAGCCCATAAAATGGAACGCTAAGTCAGCGAAGCTCGGTGTCCGGTTGAAGGTATTCTGCTGCTCATTGGCCGACGTGTTCGACAACGAGGTGCCACAGCATTGGCGAACCGCGCTCTTTGCGCTGATCCACGACACGCCGAATCTTGACTGGCTACTACTTACCAAGCGAATCGGCAACGCGGCAAGGATGCTGGCAGAGGATGTGCCGGAGGGAATAGATATCTCCGGTCGAGTGTGGCTCGGCGCCACGATCGCCAACCAAGCTGAGGCCGACCGCGACATCCCGAAGCTGCTGGCGACGCCGGCTCGCCTGCGGTTTCTTTCGTGTGAGCCGCTGCTGGGGCCGATCGATTTGACGCAGCACTTCTGGGGCACCCACCAGCCTGGAGGGATTTCGTGGTTGATTGCTGGCGGCGAGAGCGGCTCGAAGGCCCGGCCCTCCCACCCTGACTGGTTCCGCTCTTTGCGCGACCAGTGCGCGGACGCCGGAGTTGCCTACCACCACAAGCAGCACGGCGAATGGATCGAGGCGCACGAACGCACCGGCGAGCTGTGCAGCGACGAGGCCGAGTACGAGCAAATGGCTGCCGAGTGCGACGGATTCATAAGCTTGGACGGCCGCTTCGTTAGATCGCTCGACGATGCTCACGAAGAGACCCGTTACCGAGGTATGAAGCGCGTCGGCAAGAAAGCCGCCGGCCGCACGCTCGACGGCAAGGTGTGGGATGAGTTTCCAACAACCGCCCGCGATGGGCTGGAGGGTGGGCGGTGAGTGAAAAACAGATCCCAGTCACTCAAGAGCAGATCGAGGCCATCACATCAGAGTGGTCACCAGACATTCGCGTGCTAACCGACACGCCAGGAGTTGCCGGCATTGAGGATCCAGCGGTTGCTGTACATACCCTCCTGCGCGCCCTCGCCGAAAGATACGGCATGATCGAGGGACAGCGTGCTCAGCTGGAGGCGCTGCGGGCGGATATTGCCGAGCTGCGCAAGCCAATGGTGGTGGAGCGGCCTCAGGTCTATATCACGTTCGTTCCAGATGACGGCACGCAGGGCTTCTATACAGCCGCTGACGGCATCAGGACTCAACGCCCAAGGCCACCATGGGGGTCGGAGGTTGTATTGCTCTCCGCCTACGACACCGCCGCCCAAAACGCCGCCCAAAACGCCGCCCGAGACAACGCGCGGTGGGTGAGCGCGCGCGACACATGGGTAATAGAAACCAACCGACTGCAGGAGCGCATCAAATACCTGGAGGCTGAGGAGTTGCGGCATATTTCGGCACGCTTTGCGGCAGCGGTGCAGATTGAGGAGAGGGATGAAAAGATCGCCGCGGCCAATGCCGAACTTTCAATTCTGGAAGGCGTACACGCAGAATCTCTTGACCTCATTGCAACGGCAGAGGAGCGCGAGCGGCAGTTGCGGGCGCTGCTGGATCGGCTTGGCAAGTACCTGGAAGACCGTCCGCAAATCCAAGGCATTCTGCGCAATATACACGATGACTACTGCGCCCTCGCCACCTCGCCCGCGCCGGTGGAGAGCAGCATTCTGAAGACGACGGCGCGCAGTCCGCGCATTGTCTCTACAGGCGAACTGCGTACGTCTGCGCCGGTGGAGAGCGAGAGGGAGCGGGAGTTGCGGAAAGCCATCCTGACCGGGACTGCATCTATGTATGCGCAGCAGAGGGGATGGGCTGTCACCGAACAATGGATGCAGGGATTCAATGCCTGCAAAGACGCTATAGATGCCGCCCTCGCCCTGCCGCATCCAAAGCCAGTCAGCAGCGACCTGCGCGACTACGGCTACGCGCCTGGCAACTACATGGGCCACTGCATCACCTGCGATCAGACAATGGAGTGGGTGGACAAGCGCTGCCGATGTTGCGAGCCGTGCGCCATTGCGCAACGAGACAAAGCCCTCGCCCTGCCGCAGCAGAAACAACAGGAATCTGAGCCGATATCTGACTGGTGCCAAAGCTGTTCCAGTAAGCCATCCGAGTGCGACTGCCCGAGTCCGCAGCTTGTTTACATCGGCCGACGCGGCAAGGAGAACGGCAATGTCTGAAGTAACTACTGACGATCAGGGTCGCCCCTGCTGGGAGATGTGCGAACGTGACTGCGATACGATGGAGCGCGCCGCAATTGCCGTTGAAGATCTGACAACAGGCAGTGAACAACTCCGCGTCCGCATCGCGCATCTCGAAGCGGATTTGGGCAGAGCAAACCGAGAATCCTCGCAGCTTGAAGAATTGTGGCTTGACAGAGAGAGAAAGCTGATTCAGGACAAGTTGCGCCTCACTGCCGAGAACCAGCGGCTGCGGGCGGATGGGGAGCGGCTAAAGCAGTTTATCGAAGAGGTTTACGCCGATCCGTGGCTCACACCGAACATATGGGCCAACCTTGATGCGGCTCTCGATGGCGAATGGCTATATCAGAAGCTACCAGGATGGGACGAATCCAAGCCTGGACAGAAACCAAAGGAGGGCTGAGCGTGCAGAAGTACAAGCAGATCCAATCTCTTTGGTCATGCGCGTCTCCTGAGCAGCGTAACGACTGGGCTGAAGATGCCAAGTTAGTGCGCGGTTCCGCTTTCGGTCATCACCGGATATTCCCTCTTTGGCATGAGATGTCTGACGAGTGGAAGCAAAAGCTATCGACAGTAATTGGAAGAGGACGACTGCGATGAGTGAGCGGACGAGGTTGCAGCGCACAGCGGACGAATTGGATCTGCAGATGTACCGCCTGGCCGATAGGCTGTCTAGTTTCTCTGATGCATCGATGCGGCCGGAGTCTGCGGCGAAGATCGCAGAATTGGCGAGGGAGATAATGGCCAATCGATACCACGTCAGATTGCTGATGCACCCAAACGACCGGGAGGGGTGAGGGGATGAGCGAGAAACTAAAGCGAGAGTTTGAGATTTACACGAATTGTGCCGAGCCAGGAATAGACGCAATCGCCATCATGGTTCAGCTGCTGAAAGAACTGAGGCCCAGCGAAGTGAGGGCGGCGCTGATGTACATCAACGATCGCTTTCGCAATGGCGCGGATACATCGAAGGAGGCGGCGGGCGGATGAGCAACGAAACAAGTCCTGATCCGAAAATAAGACGGCCCGTACTCCGCTTCCATGGGGGCAAGTACAAGCTTGCTCCGTGGCTCATCTCGATATTCCCGGCGCACCGCACCTACGTGGAATGCTTTGGCGGGGCGGCATCTGTACTGATGCGCAAGCCGCGCTCGCCGGCAGAAATTTACAACGACATGGACGCCGAGGTGGTCAACGTCTTTCGCGTGCTGCAGGATCCGCACACGGCCACGGAACTGCAGCGCTTGCTGTCACTCACCCCTTTCGCGCGGGACGAATTAGTGCGCGCCTACGAGCCGGCATCAGGACCGATTGAAGCGGCTGCCAAGATGATCATGCGTTCGTTCATGGGATTCGGCAGCGCCAGCACTACGCGGATGCATTGCACGGGATTTCGAGCTAGCAGCAAGCGCTCGGGCGATGGCAGCCCGACCCCCGCTGCTGAGTGGTGTACGTGGACCGACGCGGTGCCGGTATTCCTTGAGCGACTTCGAGGTGTCTGCATCGAGAACCGAGACGCCATTGCCGTCATGACTCAGCACGACTCCACAACCACCCTGCACTATCTGGACCCGCCCTATGTCCAAGCCTCCAGATCATCACTCAAGCACAAGAGCATCCACCGCGGCCACTACTACAAGCACGACATGGATGATGCTGGGCATCGGCGCCTGGCTGAGTTCGCGCGCACCGTGAATGGCATGGTAGTTCTGAGCGGCTACCGCTCGTCGCTATATGACGAACTCTATGGCGACTGGCCAAGGCTGGAACGAAATCACATGGCCGATGGTGCGCGGCCTCGAATCGAGTGCGCATGGCTCAATCCTGCGTGTGCCGCATCCCAACGACAGAGGGGATTGTTTACATGACCCCCTCTCCCGAACTCTGGCGGGCAGTGAGATGATCAACCAACTCGACATACGCGAACTCGCGACCATGCCTGAGATGGAGGCTCGCTCGCAGATAGACGCGGCGCTCAATGGGAAGCAGCAGCCAGAACAGCGGCGGATAATTCGCGGCCTGATGGAAGGTCTAAAGCAACAACTCGGCGTGGATGAGCAGTCAGCGCACCTTGCGCTCTCTGTGCTGGAGCCGTACTCCGAATGGATAAAGCAGCCGGTTGTCATGGAGAAGAACGATTGCTCTCGGCTCCATCGGCTGGTGGAAGCAGCCAACGCCGGCAAGATCCTCAACAATGAAGGAATCGCCGACCAGGTTGAGCCAGCATGGCTGCACGGCAATTTCCAAACCTTCGTCGTGCGCCACAACTGGGCGGCAGCTTTCGAATCCGCGGATGGTATAGACGACTCTTGGCGGATGCCATACGACCTCTGCGCATTTGAGTTCCGTATCAGCGGCCGCAATTGCATAGTGGCCGCCGCTCAGAAAGACGAGCACATGAAGGCCACTCTTTTCGTGGAGTTCGGCGATTACTGGATGAATCCAAACTCAGCGATCCCGCCCTATGTGGCGATGTTCGAGCACGTGCGAGCCATGTGTATTGCGCTGGATGCCGACGTGGCCACCAGCGAAGTCGTGAGAGCACCAGTCAAGCTCAACGAGAAGCGCGCGAAGGCCGGCAAGACTCCGCTGCCCGACTACCGCGTGGTCGACCTTGCTCGCCGTCATCGTGTCGCCAATCCCGCCGCCGGGTCTGGCGCCGGAACCAAGAAGCGGCTGCACTTCCGGCGCGGCCACTGGCGCCACTTCGAGGCCAGCAAGACGTGGGTCAAGTGGTGTCTAGTCGGCAATCCTGACCTCGGCTTCATCAGCAAGCACTACCGGTTATGAGCAGCAGCGCGCTGGCGGGAAGATGAGCAAGCCACCCTACATCGCAGTACGGCTGCATCATCCTAGCGGCTGGTTCAGTATCGGGATTGCGGATGGGCCGCCGGGGCAACTCAGCCTGCGTCACGGCGCATCGTTCTGCGATTACCGGTCGATGGATCAGGCCGACATCGATCGGCTGCGCGAGTTGGTGGAGACGGCGCAGCGGATGTTGGAGGGGGCGGGGTGAGAGCACAGCCTAAAATAAAGCTCGCCGACTGGGCCGCGCGCAACTGGAGCCCGCCGCCGTGTCGACGTACGCTGCACCGGTGGGCGCAGAATGCGCAGATCGATCCGCCGCCGCAGCTCGTCGGGCACACCTACTACGTCGAGCCGAACGCCCGCTACGTCGACCGAAACGGCAATGTCACCTCGTAGACGATCTACCATTAATGCCTCGCTGCCCGATGGGCTGCGCGTGCGCAAGGGACTCTACAGCTACACCAGCCCGCTCGACGGTCGCGAGAAGGGATTGGGACGAGATCGCATTGAGGCCATCCGGTTTGCTCGAGCAGCGAACGTCGAGGTCCAGCGGATCCGTGGCGAGGTGACGGCCGCCGAGTGGGTTCGCGGCACGCCATCGAAGTCATGGGGCGCGTGGCTTACCCGCTACGAGGAGATCTGCAAGGAGCGCGAACTGGCCAAGGCCACGCGCAATGTCTACGCCACGCACATGCGCCGATGTCGAGCCCAGTGGCCAGCGCAGACCGCAGTGAGCAGCATCGACACCGGCATGATCGCCGATGCCATCAGAGCGCTCACGAGCGTCGGCAAGCACCGCATGGCCCAGTCCTACCGTGCCTACCTCGCCGACTGTTTCGACACCGCCATCGCCGAGGGCTGGTCCGCAATAAACCCGGTGGACGTGACCCGTGCTGTTAGGGTCAAGACGCGCCGGGCCAGGCTGACCATGGAGCATGTACGCGCCATCCAGGCGGATCCTCAGCTCAAGCCATGGATGCACCACGCCATCGCGCTCGCGCTGGTCACCGGACAGCGCCGCGAGGATATCGCCCGAGCTCGCCGGCCTGACATCCGTGATGGCGCGTGGTGGTGCGAGCAGCACAAGACAGGCAACCGTGTCGTGATCCCGCTGGGGATCCGTCTGGACGCGCTGGGCATGTCGCTCGCCGAGGTGCTCGAGCAGTGCCGCAGCACTGGCATCCTGTCGCCCTATCTCATCCACCAGACGTTCCGCGGCGGCGGCAGCAAGCCGGGCGCGCCCATCGCGATTCGCGCCTACACCAACCTGTTCACTGCCGCCGTGAAACGCCTTGGCATCGAGTGGGGCGACAAGTCACCGCCGACGTTCCATGAGTTGCGCTCGCTGTCGAAGCGCCTGTATGACGCCCAGGGAGGCGTGGACACCAAGCAGCTGCTCGGACATCGCAGTGCCAGCGCTGCGGCCCTGTATGGGGACGCCCGCGGGGAGTGGGTCAAGGTGAAAATCGGGAACACTGGATAAAGGAAGGATTCGGGAACGAATCGGAAAACATGAGAATTTCGGCAGCAGCAGAGGTGTAGCAGTTATGCATCCCATACTTGCCTGCCAGCGGCGCAAGACTATGAATCTAAACGACGGATATGCGTTTTCGAGGGGTTGGAAAATCGGGCATAAATTGGAATTTCTGGGACAGTTGAATCAATGCCTTGTAGCTGTATATCGGAGAGCGATTCAGATCCGGATACCGACGCGGCGGGCCAAGTAGCGCATGCATGTGCGCATAGATTAATATCCCTGGATGAGCAAGCAACCCCCCAAACGCCCCCGCGGCCGCCCCAAGGGCACCGGCACCGGCCGCACTGGCCGGGCCATCAACCTGTACCTGCCACACGAGGCCATCGCCAGGCTTGAGCGGCTCGGGGACGGGAGCGCATCAGCCGGTGTCCAGCGCCTGCTGGATGCGACGCCGGGCAACTAATTTCATCTGCGCACTAAATA